GATGCATGTAATCCCCATGTAATTCCGCTATCCTGAACAAATAAATCCGGTGTCCCTGTGCATATCCTACCGCATTCTGATTTCATTATCCCTATTGGATCAGATGTTGCCCGATCTCCAATCACTAATCTCTGGCAGGGCCGTTTTACCGTATCATTCACTCTTACACGGTTTCCTGTCAATAGTGAAGAGGATTTAAAAATAGATACTGGAGTGATTGATACCCTGTCTCCTGTGGTTAAACTCATACGTTCTCTTTCTCCACGAATACTCCTGCGTCAGTCTTTACGGTTGCAACATCTCCCTGGACTTTCGCCACCCACGCCTTCATGGTCTTTTCATTATTCGTCTGTTTTATTTTCTTATCAATAATCCGTTCGATTAAATTAACGTCTGATATGGTAGTGCTTTCCTTGAGTATCTGGTTTAACGTGAGAATCTTATCAAGGGTGCATTGAATATCGACAAATATACCATTAGGTCCTTTTCTGTACGTGATATGGGTTATCCTCATATCATCCTCTGGAATCTTATCATACCCTACGAACTTAACTAGTTGCATTAAACGTAAGTCTGTTCTTTTTAAAAGTGTTGCATGATAGATACTTGAATCAGTCCGGTAGAGTTCCCATAGCGCATTGCAGTATTCGTCCACTTCGTCCTGCGTGGTAAGTCCTAGAGATCCATCGGTATCGTAAACCGGAGGTGCATCAATTGGTTTTTCCGTTCCCGCCGTTACCGCTGCGGTTTGAATTGACTGCTCATAGTAATCCACATCAGGGAGATAGGTAACCGTAACGATATCAGCGTGGGCATGTGTTGGAGTGTAATGGAGATTATTACAGGTTACCCAGTCCACCGCACCACCGGATAAATGCTCCGTGACTTCCGGGAGTTCGTAAACCTGCCAGTAGGTTGGGTTTACATCAGGGGTTCGCCCGGAACAGGATAAGATACACTCATAGACCACACCACTATATGTTACCATATCCCCTGCGTAATACGTTACACCGGTATAGGCCGGTGCATTATCATCTATGTAACCGGTAGAACCGTGCTGGACTGATACTGTGCAGCTATCCGCTCTCCCTGGGTTGGCAACGTAAAGGGTAAATGTATCAGGTGAGGAGGTCGAGGTAAAGGTCTTGGTAAGGATGCCAGGGGAACATCTGACTCTAACCCGGTTGCACATTTCACCTAATTTATTATCACCATATACCGGTCCGACAACATACGCATCGGGCCATGTGAATGTTACTTTTTCCGGCACATGCAATTGGTCATCGGTTGCACTATCTGGAACGAAAATGGCATAATCGAGATCCGTGGAGGAATTATAGAATACCTCCATGAAATAATAACTTAAATACTCCTTTATCACCTGGATTGCATCCATGACGGTGATATCTTCCCGGACGAAATCAAACCCCTTGTTTTTTATCGTTCCATCGTTCCAATCATCACAATCAACAACTTCGTGGATAGTAAGTCCGTTTATCGTTGTGGATGATATGCCCCCCAGGAGATACTCAACATATTTTTTAATATTAATATAAACAGATTCCTCGATTTCTACGGTTGTCATTCCAGGACGGAGGTTGTAAATATCAACCGTAGGTGTTACAGCTGCGGTAGTATCATTACAGAATAGTGTGTTTCGGGGTCCCGTCCCGTCTGATTCTAATACCGGCAGATATTGTTTTGTAAGATACCAGAAATAAGAATACGCCGTTACTGTTGTTTTATTTCCCCCCTCCTGCGTCCTATATGCGGGATTAGGGATATACCCCATGAATACCAGTTGATCGGTATCGGTATGGTCCTTCATATAGACGGTGATATCGGAAGAGTCGATTGCCGGATGCCCATCGTATTCAATCTGACACAGCCACATCAGATCGTTTATTCCCTTTGATACGGTGGTTGAAACCGCGGAATGTGAAAGGATCTCCTCGTTCAGATCCGTAAGGGTGTAGGTTGCCGTATCCGTACCCTCTGAATTGGTTGCCGTAAGGGTGATCGTGTAAGTCATTTATCCCCCGGACTTTGGATATTTATGAGAGGCATTCGTGGTCGTGGCATGAATTGAACCATCCCCGAAGTCCCAGTCATACGTGGGAGTCGGATACCCGGTAGTGGTATTCGTCAATACAACAATATCACCGTTAAAGGCAACCGTAAATGAGGCAACAGGCCCGGCGGTGGCGGTGATGGTGGTGGCATCTGAAACGTCACTTCCTCCTCCGTTTGATGCAGTAAGGGTAACATGGAATGCCCCCATATCAGTAAAGACATGCTCCGGTGATTGGGTGGTGTCTGGGGCTGATCCATCATCAAAATCCCAACTCCAGGCGGTTGGTGTATTCGTGGAGGTATCGGTAAACTGTACGGTGCAGGGGATTCCGCCAGTTATTTTATCTTGGGTAAATGCTGCAACGGGGGTTACTTCTGGAATTGAAACAATAATATCATCGAGTAAAACGTATTTTGGATACGGGGATAATCCAGGCCCATTAAAATACAAGCAGAAACTTAACAGGTGATCCCCTGATAATCCCAAGCTACTGATATCAATACTAATCTGCCCCCAATCACCTGAAGTTCCTGAATGTTCCTCCCATAATTTCGTTCCACCGGTGATTCCGTAACCCGGCATCGGATCGCGGTAAACGTATAAGTGGAAATTGGCGGTTGCATCAGGCCACTCCCGCCAGAATGTTATTGTTTCTATATCGGTTAGGCTTACAGTCTGCTGAATAAACCATTGGTCGTCAAATGTATAACCCGCTGGTCCTAACTGGCAGGAGTATGTGCCTCCGTGCTTATCCGATGAGATAACGACAACATCAGATGCGTATGGGGTCCATCCGGTAAAATCCCCCGTCTCGAAGTCCCCATTGGTAAGTGCCATCTTCAGGCCGCCTCATAACTACCCGAAACAATTATGCGGACTATCTGCGCATCTGTTCCGGTAGTAAATGCTCCGAATTTTATTAATTTACTTGCAGAATCCATATCAATATAGGCAAGCGGATCACTCCATGTAACACCGCCAGCACCAGCAATCTGCCGGGATGCAATGGCGGTATAATCATTGTTATCTACTGGGTCAGCAGGGAGGGATATTGTCAATGAGGAACAGGCGTTACTATCGGCACTTGAAATGTCGATGTGGAAGAACACGATTTTTCCTAATCTAGTCCATCGTGCAACCGTAGTAATTGTTGCTGGGTCTGCCGTTCCCCATACAAGTGTAGGCGAATATCCTGCCCACGCCTGATGAGTTAAGGTTCCTGCTGAAATATCCAGCGTCTTTCCAGAACCGACTGTTATATCAGAGGTAGCTATAGTAGCACCGTCAATGGTTCCAGCATTAATATCGACCTTTGACATTACCACAGAGCCAGTGCCTTTCGGTGTAATGGTTATGGAAATATCTGCATCCGTGCCATCCGCTGCTAATGTTGTTCCAGCCAGTGTTACCCCGGCGGCAGCAACATTTGTATCAAGTGTTGTAACAAGGGCGGTTGTGCTTGTTAATGCGGTTACCGTTCCTATAGCCATTGTATTATTAATCGAGTTGTTCGTTGCCATGTTCTCACACCACCGTTAAATTACCCATTGAGGATATTACCGTGAACCCGACGTCCGCCACCGTGCAGAGGAGTTCCACGCAGTCGAACTGTGCAGAGGATGCGACCGACCCCCCGACCCCCGTGGTGGAGAGTGAACTACCCATCTGGATATACTGGTTCGCCCTCTGCGCTACTATCCATCCTCCTGCACCCTTACCAACTACCCGGACGACTGACCCCACCGCCGCCGTTGCGGGTAAGGTTAAGACTACGGGGTCTGCGTTGTTGGCAATGTATCCGGTGTTAATTGCCACGGCCTGTGTTGTTGCGGTAACTTCTACCCATGCTGCAATTGTCCCGGTTGACTGCGCCCATACGGCAAGGGATAGCCATGCAGTTGTTCCATCCCCGAACTTGATGGTCTTTAACGTGGTGTCTATCCCGGGTTCTCCTAATGCAAGGACTGGATTGGCTGCCGTCCATTCTGCCGTTGTTCCCCTTCTATACTGGTATAAGTCTATTCTTGCCATTATGGTGTTCCTCCGTTAAATGTTCCCGTTCCTGCCGTGGCAACTACTCCCTGCACGAATGCAATATAATAGAACCAGGCTGCCGCCGCCGGGAAGACAGGCACTTCCTTTAAGGACTTCATCATTACGTTGGAATAAATGATTGATCCAAGAACGAGATCTCCCACCGTCCCGATCTTATTCTTAAAGGCGGTTATATCGGCATAGGTGGACGTATAACATTTTACCGTGCATTCGAAGCCGTAGGTTGCCGAACCCTGGAGCCCGAAGCCGCCGGTTTCAAGTTCTGATATTCCAAGGGTGAAGGGGTAGTTTATTCCGTCCGGTGTAGAAACCTTTTGCAGGGTTACTCCGTCGAAGGTGTTGGTAACGGTCATCAGTAACCTCCAAGAGTTGCATTAATTGCGGGTGTAATATCAATATCGGTATTACTCACGGTTCCTACCACCTTTATGATATAAGTCCCTGTCTGGCGGTCCCATGTAGCACCCGGAACCCCCTCGTCCCTGAAACCCCGTTGTGTAACTCCTGATAACAATGCAGTTGTGACCATATCACCCTCTTTTGGAGTTCCCGCCGGAGCACCCCATAGATACCCTCTCCCCCCGGTTGCTTCCCGTTCGGCTTTCAATGCATCGAATTTTACAGTGGGTGGAATTAATTTCATTGCCTGTGCTGCTGGAGAGTTCGGGTTCTTCGTGAAGATATCGTATTGTTCCTGCGTGAGTGACTTCCCCGCCTCGTTCATTTTTAAGAAATACTCCTGGAATGAAAGGATAGCAAGTTGTTGATTCGTTGCCAGTTCTTCGAGTTTAAGTTTTCTTAATTCTCCTTCCTGCGTGATGATTTCATCATTAAGGGTTTTCTGTTCTTTTAATGCGGTTGTTTTCGCATCTTCAATGGCCGCAACTCCTCCTTTATCTTCAACGGATTTTATTATGGCTGCATCTGCGAGTTGTTTGGCTTTTAAGTCATCAAGGTTGTTTAATTCCCGCTCGTGAGTGACTTTTAATTCATCCCTGGCGATCTTTGCCAGTGATCTTTCATCAGCCGTCTTTGCTTCTGCAATTGCTTTATTCGCTGCTCTTAATTCAGCGGGATATTTCTTTAAGTCCAATTCCGCAGACTTGATATCTAATTCAACGTTGGATGCATCTTCAACGGCATCCTTATAATTATCAATTTCATCTGTGAGATCCTTAATTTTATCAGCGGTCTTATCGGCCTCATCTTTCATGCCCTTTAAGGCATCCTCGAATATCCCGGTTTCGTAAGATTGTGTCTTCTGCACCTGTCCGAGAATACTCATTTCATCAGAAAGGGATTTCAATTGCTTCTCTAACTCCCGGGCTCCCTGTTGTGCTTTATCCCATGCCGTATAGAGCAGGTATGCAGCCACAATTACAGCCCCTATAACGGTTGCTGCCGCTAATGCTGTCATGGCTCCTGCGAGTGTGATTGTGGCTCCTGCAAGGGCAAGGGTTGCCCCTGTTGCAATTACCTTACCTGTAGTATTGACAGCAGTTGCCGTTGTTGCTCCTCCTGTTACAACCGTTTCAGCTATAGTCGCACCTGTTACCGTAAGTTTGGCTACCGTCTGCTCCCGGAGTGCATTGACTTCAACCTGTGCAGCCGATGCATTGAGAAGTGTTACGGCTGATGCTTCGGCTTCTGCGTTTTCTAATGCCCCGGTTATTCCGGCACTGGCTGTTTTAACTGCGGTTAATTCAGTTTGGGATGCAACCATTGCCTGATCTGCTGCTACTGATGCCGCCTTTGCTGCTGTCGCTCCCTGGATGGCTGGAATTATAGCGGTATGTGCGAATCCTATTGCCCTTATAATCGGCCCGAGGGTGTTGGCAACCATTCCAAAGGTGGTAAGAGTCATCCCGGCGGCCTGAAACATCTTCCCGGTTTGTGAAATGTTGCCGTCTGCATCCTTCATCGTCATCGACAGCATCATTAACGAGCCGCCTGTCATTGAAGCAACAGAGCCGAACGTCCTTAACCCCTTAATGTTCTTTCCGGTTGCCGCATCAAGGATGTTTATAGAATCCGCTGTCTTCTGTCCGGCAACTTCTAACCCGGCTATTTCAGATTTCGCACCTGCTACATCTTCCCTGACCGTTGACCTAACGCCTAACCGCCAGAAGAATCCGCCCAATTCCGTTTCGCCAACCATGATTTACCTCTCACCTGCCTTTAACATCGGATATACAAAATTAATTACAGTTGATTCGATTTCTTCATCGGTCATAATAGTTCTCTCCGGTGGTTTCTCTTCAGGTCTGGGATATTCCGGCAGGAAGTCGTATAGGCTGACTGGCTCGGGTATTTTATCAGGATTTCGGTATAGGTTGGTGAAAATACTGCATAGAAACGCTTCCCGATATGCATGAAAATACTCAATTTTCTCAGCTCTCTTACGGTTCTTAATCGCAACAACGAGCATGAGATCGAGATCTGCAGGCGTAAGACTCTCACATTCTCCCGGTCTAATCCCGCAAAAGTCATAAAGATCCGTTAGGTAATCTTTTTCTGCTTCGGGTTTTTTTCCGCCACTCCCGCAAAGTTCAGGACTTTATCAACCTGTAATGCTTCCAGAACGGTAGTTTCAAGAATATTAAACGAGTTCCCCGGCTTCTGTAACCACTCCCATATGATCGTATCAAGTGCTCCAGGTGTCAGGGCCGGATCTTCATGGATTAATCCCATCCATAATAAATCGACAACGACATCCGGACCCATCATATTAGGCTGAAGCATTGATAAGATTCCACATGAAAACTGACGCTTTCCCGCCCGGATAGACCCGAGCGGGTAACTGATGTTTCTTGGTTTATCGAGATTGATTGTAATCATGCCGATGGCCTCGCTACGTATATGCGATATATTTTACTTGCCTTATTTGTTTCCCGGGCTTCCACGATTAATAACTTCGTGGCTCCCGCTGCAACTGCAATGTTTCCCGTCCATGCCCCGGTTCCCGTTAAGACTCCGTTCACATAGATCGTGCCAGCCGCTGCGGTGGGCTGGATGGCAATATGCGTATCGGCTGCATCAAGTGTTGCGTGGTAGTTATAGACCGCTCCTGCTGCCGCTGGTGACGGTGTGACGGCATTGCTACCATTATCACGTAATGCAAAGAACGGGGTTGTCAGGCCGGTTGCGGGAGTTGTTACCAGTGTTGACTTTCCTTCCGCCTTGAATGAAATGGCAACACCTGCTTTTCCATCGTATGGAAGTGTTGGCTTGAATGCAACCGCCGTCCCGTTAAAGGTCATCATGCCTTTGCCGGCTGGTAGGATTACCGCCATTGCCCGTTCGGTTCTACCCTGGAGATCTGTGAGTGTGGTTATCTGTCCAAGGTTATCAGACGGGACTAAATTACCTTCTACATCTACCGTTCCAACCCGGATTATTCCCGGCACCATCTCTTCAGTAGCATCGGCGGAATCGTTATTTGAGATGTCTATTTCATCCACCGTGCCGAAAGTAGGTGAAATCTTCGTTAACTCCAGCAGTGGCGTATTGTTCCACAACAGCGTGGAGCCGAATGGAGAGAATCCAGAACTTGCTACCATTCAGGAATCCCCCTTTACGCTGCGAACGTCAGTTTCCCGGTGACTTTTATGGAACTGGTGAACGATGCCTTTCCGTCGAACGGCAAGGACGGCTTGAATGACTTTACCATACCTACCCCGGTAAACGTTGCAGCTCCTGAATCCGAACAGGTAACAACTACTGCAAGATCGATAGTCCTTGCCTGGAGTGCTGTGATTAATGCCGCCTGTCCTATATCGGTTGGAACCCAGTTTCCTTCAATATCAATCGTTCCCGTTCTGATGAGTCCTGCAACTGATTCTTCCGTTGCGTCCGGGCTGTTGTTGTTCGAAATGTCGATACTATCAACCGTTCCAAAATCAACATTAATCTTGGTGGTTTCTTTTACCTCCGTAGCACCTGCTCCAACTGTTATCTTCGAGGTTAGTGCTGCGAATCCTGCTGATGCCATAGTTCTGTTTCAACTCCTTTCTCTCATACTGCTTTTGTCACAATGTAATTCTGCACCCATTCCGGCCTGCCTTTCTCATCGTATCCCATGTTGGCAATGCTTCCGGTTGGGATAATCGACTTGTAGGCCGTGCCTGATAGGGTGGTGTTTGATAGTCCTGATAAGTGCAATTCAACATCTTTCATCCGGGCGAACCCTGCTTCATACCCATCGGGTGCTCCCCGGCCCCTGACCTGCAACCCTGGTGACTCATCCCCCGGCCCCGATAGTAACATCTCCGGCCTGTTGCCGGCATACTGCGTTAAGATGGTGCATAGGTGTGGCGTATCCGGGACGTAATCAAGGAATATATCGGTTTCAATTGTGCCGATTCCGTGTGTCTCCAGATACGTGCCGATATCAATAGTCATCATGATATGGACTCCAACGCCTGCCTATACCTGTCAGGGATGATATCAAGGTCTTCCCGTAACGGGTCTTCGAGATACTTTGCCTTTCCGGTGCAGTTATACGGCATTCTTGTTTCCGGGTCGATGTGCCATGGGTGGGAGATGGTTAAATCCTCGTGGATTCTCAATGCATACGCAGTGTGATATCCGATCGTGCAATACGTTAAATTCCCCTCTGTTTCAGGTGGGTCGATTCTTCCGGACCCTGCGAGTGTGCCGGTTTTCTTCGGGCATTGCTCAACCGATTTGTTCAGGGTTGGCTGAAGGGCAACGTATAACGCCGGGCCTGCTAACTCCCACTTCGTAAGGATCTCCCGGTCTGCGTTTGCGAATGCCTCCGCCTTACCCTCAAGCACCATCAGGGTTTCCCCCAATAATAGAGAGATACTCCGATAGTTACAAGAACACCTATAGTCGCAATTATTCCTGCAACAATTCCGGCGATCTTTGCAGACTGCTTGACTTGTGCATCATGCACCGTAACGAATCCCTCTAATACATCCACACGCCCGGCAACAACGGCTAATCCTTTCGCGTTCTCCTGTGATATTTTAGCCCCGTTCTGTTCCAGGTATCTTACCCGTTCCTCCATTGCACAGTTCCAGAACGCCTGCGCATCCTGGAAGACCTCAAGCGTTTGCTGCATGAGTGATTGTTTCGTTGCAATTATCACCAACAGATCATGATCGGTTTTTGCTTCGAAGTCTTCCATCAGGATGTTCCCTCCTGTGGTTTATTTAGGATATTGTCCAGGAGAATACAGGGGCGGCGTTTGAGTTGTGCTGTTAACTCTTCCTGTTTACGCAGGAGATATTCAAGGATCTCCCTGTCGAATTTTCCCTTGCAGTCTTCAGGGTTCATCAGGCCGTCACCACCTGGAGAATACTCGTTATGTGGTTCGTTCCTGTGGCGGTAGGTCGGCGGTGGATGCGGATTATATCATAGGTTCCCTCGAATCCGGTTTGAGTCGTGACAACCCGATAAGTCAGTTTCTCAACCGTGGTGGTATTAGGCAGGAGAACAACGGGAATATCAGATACGACTATCCCGGCGGGTTCCGGGTATCTCTTCTGTTCTGAAAGGTTGGTGAACCGGCATGGAATCCCTACCTGGTTGTTTGCCCATGTATTCGCCCCGCCACCGTGATGATCAGACGCACCAACCGTTTTCATCTGGATTGTGCAGGTATGAATAAAGGTTGAAATTCCGGTCATAGGTAAGACTCCCGGCGTGTAACTGCGAAGTCAAAACCTATATCCCCTGACTCTTCACTCCCGCCCTCATCATACTGTGTCCGGAGTTCCCTGGCACGGGTGCGAAGGTCTGCAGCCATGGTAGCACCTGAAATGGAATACCCTGAATCACTCATCTGCTGCAGAATAAGGGTGCAGTTGTTTGCCGCAAAGTCAAGGGCTTGGGCTGCTGCAAGTCTCCAGTCTCCTTCATCATCAAGGTAAGACTGGATCTCCTCATCGGTGAGAATTGCGGTTGTTGATACCTTTTCTGTCGGTATCTCCCTTCTCACTCTTGCTATGTCTGTTCCGGGTGTATAGGTAAAAGTCAAAATAATCATCCTCCTTTTAATTGGAAAAAAGGATGATCGGTTTAACTTGCGCCTGCCTGGTGATAGGTGAACCTTGGGTCTAACTGGGTTCCGCCGAATACGTGCCTGACCCGGTACATGATATTGTCAGTTGAGAAGTCACCATCGAACGGTGAGACTGCTCCGCCGCCAACGAGAACCTTATCGGAGCCCTTCATGACGATCTCCGGGGTCTCATGCCCGCGTAGGAATCCCATCTCAAGGGCTGCACCCTGTGAAGGATCTGCGAACAGGTACCATCCGGTTCCGCCGTGCGTGGTGTCGATGACTGGCAGGAACGGGTCTACGTGCAACTGGAGCCCCATCTGCGGGATCACGTTGGTTGTCGGGTATGGCAGGGATGCTGATTCATCGTCTGCGGTTGAGGTCCACATCTTCAGGCCGGAAGTGATGATACTCCGGGCGGTGAACTCAAGTGCCGGCGGAACAACGAGATGCTTTGCCATGACACCGATTGGCTCTCCGTTCGGGTCGGTCTGTGCTACCATGAGTGCCATTGTGGTCTCAAGGTTAGCAAGTGTCAACGGGAGAACGCCAAGGTTACAGACAGATTGCCCGCAATCGCTTAATGCTGCACCGTATAGGCTGGTGTTACCGTGCCCTCCTGATGCTGCGTAGAGACCGGTTACGAACCGGGACTCGCTGCGAAGTGCTGCTGTTGCGAACCTCTGCGGGATGTCTGCAAATGCGTTCAACTGGTCGTTAATGAGAGACTCCCATGAGATATCGAACTGACGGCCGTATTTCTTCACGTTATAGGTGTATCGGCAGTTCACCGGCTTCGTTGGCAGGTATTCGCCTTTCTCCGGCACGACATCAAGATAGTTGTCACTGCCTGAAAGTTTCTCTCTCCTGACGGTGTTGAAGTCCGGGACTCCTGCTACCCTAACGTAAGTCCTCCAGTCTGCATATACCGCCTTATAATTGGCGAGAAGTTGCCTGTCGATTACATGCCCGAACAGGTATGGGAAGTCTGATGTGGTGATGGCCTCTTCGAGAATGGCTTTGTGCATCTGCGGTCTGTAACCAGCACGGTTCGAGAGCAGGTCCTTCGCTCTGATTAGGTCTGCTTCCTGTACCTGTGTGTTTTTTACGCCGTGGTATGAATCCCAGGCATTCATTGATTCGGATAAGGTTTCTGTCATTTTGTTAATTCCTCCTTTGTTTGTCAGTTATTGGATTGGATTGATTACGTCGAATACAACTGGATGAAGTGGATTACACCTGCAACGTTAACCGCGATTGTCCCGCTTGGTGTGTTCAGGGTATCACTTGCAGAACCGCCACAAGTGGTGAATGCATCCAGTTCGAGAAGTGATTCAAGGGTTCCCGCTGTGCCTGAACTACCGATATGAATTGCAGACCTAACAGCCGGAGTTGCTCCGGGCACCCCTTCCATCTTGATGTCAAGACCACGAACGTATGGCGCAATTCCACCGTTCTTATTATCGGTGTTGAGTTTCAGGGCGGTTGCTGATGATACGCTTGCATCGGTGCCTTCGTCTCGGACTACCTTCAGTTCCCCGGCTGTGATCTCTCCACCAGTTGAAATGACGTTATCCACAACCCGGATATTGAAACCGTGAATCTGCTCCCCTGCGAGTAGAACCGTCTTGGGTGCAAGGCACGCTTCCAGAAGTCTGTTCTTACGGAGTGCTGCATCTCCTTCGAGCAGCATGTTTCCTGTTACGGCTCCCTGTGTGTATCCGGACCCGAAATGAAGACGGCCTTCCTCCGGCATTGGTGCAGAGTGGACCTTAACACCAACAAGGGTAGGTGTTGAAACATGAGCAGAAACGGAGCCCATGAGAGTGCCGAAGAACCTGAACCGGGCCGGGTCTTGCTCACCTGAAAGCAGGTAGACATCAGTTGAGGGTGTTACCTGGAAATAAACCGGGTCTCCTGCTACGAGTGCCTTTGCAATCCCGTCTTCCGTTCCATCGCTGACACATCCGAGGACGTTTAACGCCCAAATGCCTTCGGTGTCTACGCTGATGTAATCGGTAGCTGCAGCGGCGGATGCCATTGCAATCCCTACGATGTTTGCACCGATGAGAACCGGATCTCCCTTGTCTACAAACCCGTCTGCGTGGTATGGGTGGACAAGTTCTGACTCCAGGCAGTTGAGGTATCTTCCCTCAAACGTGCTTGATAATTCCTCTCCCGCCGTCCTGGTAGGAGTTGCTACGCGGTATGCGTTTAGTGCTGTCATTTTGTTAATTCCTCCTTATTCTGTTTATTCCATGTGGACTTTCACGGCTGCCAATTGCGCCGTGACACTTCCGCTTAATGTTGAAAGTGCTTTTCCATACACGATACCAGTGTTAATTTTAGAGACGACCCCTGTGGCAATATAGAGAATATCCCCGATTGCTACATCTGAAACCCCGTTACCGTCTGATGCAACAACGGGCAGAACCCATATGCCTTCGGTGTCAACAGCTACTCTGTCTGTTGCTGCGGTTGCCGTGGTGAGTGCTACCCCTACGAGAGTTGCACCGATGCTGACGGGATCTCCCTTATTGACGAATCCGCTACCCCTGGATGAATGCAAGATATCGGATTCTACTACGGTGATATGCCGCCCCTCTCCGGTGCTGGATAGTTCATCTCCGGCTTCTCGCAGGGTTACGTCATATACTACCATGATTACCTACCAGTTGCGGCGATCTCTGCCATCTTCTCGGCTTCTGCGGGACTCTTACCGGCCCGTATGAAGTCTTCCTTGAATGATTCCTTCAGTGCCTTCGAGACATCAGCTGATGCGGTTGGCATGGTTCCCATTCCCCGGACCTTCCCGGTTTCCATGAGTTTTCCATAGAAGTCGGTTTCGGCCTTGATGGATTCCTCAATGGTTGCCTTGAATGCATCGGTATCAAGAACGCCTTCTTTAAGGGTGGCTTTCGAGACGATTGCTTCTATAATGCGGGGTTTTGCAAGGTTCGGGACTTTGGCATCTTTCAGGGCGTCGGTTGCGATTATTGCCGCTTCCCCAACCGCAGTCTTCTCTTTCAACCTTGCAATTTCGGCTTTAAGTGCAATGATCTCCGCCTGTGCATCTTCCAGTTCTCCCTCTGATACCTTGACGATTTCAGATTCACGGAGTTCTTTAAGAGTTTCTGCCTTGAGCTCTTCGATGATCTCCGGCCTGGTTTCCTTGAGTTCTTTTGTGGTGATTGTCATGATTTCCTCTTTGTTTTCCTCGATCTTTTCTTTGCTCTGCTCGCTGTTCTTTTCGGGTTCTTTCCAGGACTCATACATCTGCACAAGTCCACCGCCGGCTCCCGGAAGGGTTACGAAGTCTACTGAAAACGCCTTATCGAGGGATTCAATAATTGAGCCTGATTTACCCTCTGCCTGTCCGGCCTTGGATGTTCCCTGTGCTCTGTGAGATAGCCCGATGTATGGAGCCATCTCTTTCAGCATCCCGCGATACGGAGTAAATACATGAGCATCGGCATAAACACCGGCACCGTCTGGATTGTCTTTTTCGTATTTTACGTTCCCTTCGATAACGGCAGCAAGGTCTTTGATACTTCGTTCGGGCCTTCCCTTTTCTTCAATGCTCGTTGGATGGTCGAGGTACATGTGAAGCCCATATGTGTAGACTTTCGCTGCATCCCGTTCAAGCATCTTTTCAGAATAGTATCCGGAACTTCCCCATCCCGGCTTGATGATCCTTATCCGGGCGGTGCCGTTAGATTGAATGGTTTTTTCTGTGAAGTTCGACGGGATTACAGCCTCGTCAAATTCAGTTTGAACTACAATATTTTCATCAGTCACATCTATAGCCCCCTCCTCGGTGTAAGGCATTAGGTGAACTATAGAAGAGATTTATATATATACCAACAATAAAATAGAAGTGTTTTCTTCAGGGAATTGGGATATCTAACCCGTTTCCGTATGCAAGGATATATCTTCCCTGTGGATTTGATACCGCCCTGGTCCCGGATGAATTATCAATAGTTTCAAAGGCTGCTTTCAATTGCTCTAATGAGTTATGAAGGTCAGCCGCCATGAATACAGCCATTATATCACACTGTCTTTGCCAGCAGGAATCTTCCTGTAATCGGGTCTGCTACAATCTCAATTGTGGATGAGTTTACCACGGCCTCCACCGCCGTCTCCAATTCCTCCAGGGAATTATAAATCGTTGCCGTCCAGTTTACCATGTTTACACCAAGGGTATGGATTTATTTATACCAGCAATAATCTCCTTCCGGTAATTGTAGATTGTGGAAGGATCTCTTTTGTGGTTGTTGTCTTCGGGATAACAGTTAGCGAGAAAATCCGCAATGCATTTGTCAGATGCATTTCCACCGTCCATTACTACCGCCCATATTAAACGTTTTTCTCGCGTGGTTAAAATTAATGTTGGTGGTTTTGCGTGGATGTTGCCTTTCATCCTGGTATCACCCAAGTTCCCAATCCCTCGGCATCTTTCCATACCTGTTGTAATTTCTCCAGGTCGGACTGTGCCTTATTCCGTGCGGTCTCTACAGACAGAATCCCACTTGCCTTCTGTTGTGCAAGTGCGGCCTCCTTTGCCCGGTAAAAGGTCTTCTGTTTATCTCCGACTTCTTCCGTCTCTAACAGAACGGCAATTGCAATGGTTTTCTCATCCGTAGTCATTGCGTCGATGGTTGCCTCGTGTTTCTTCACGATTTCATCATCGATCTTAATACTTCCAATATCAATGGTTCCTGCCATTTTACACCTCACCTAATCCGTATGTCATTTTACTCGCCTGTGCATACCCCAGAATTACAGACTCCTGGGTGACGAGATAGTCAATTACATCCTGCGTTGTTGGGTACGCTTCGGGTAATGCCCACCATAGCACTTTCTCATCATACTCCCATGAGGACCGGACCTCCTGGGTCATGGGGTCTACCTTCTCAACCTGCTGGATATTCCACCGTATTAATACCCTGGCACTTCCCCTGTCAATACGGTCGAGTTGCAGGGTTTGGGGTTCTACATCTGAATTAACCATAACTTACCTCCTTTGATAACAATGGACTCACGTACTTCTTCGATAGCCGGTACCCGTCACACCAGGACAACCAGCCGGTATAACTTCCAATTACGCATTGGTCGTGATGGGTTAGATCTTCAAAACTCTGCAAGGGTTGTAATTTGCGCTTCATATTGGCAGCGGTTGTTTTTCGTAACAGCGTGTAATTACCAAAGCACCGATAACCAACAAAGTCAATACCACGGATATTCGTTGGAAATATCTGGTAGTTCTCTTTCACCAGCAGTTTCAAATTATCAAACAGGTACCGTTTTATTTCACCGAACAGGGTATGCAGGTCCCGCTTATCCGGCTGCAGCAGGACCACGTCATCGCAGTATCGATAATAATATTTTACGTGGCATTCCTCTTTCATCCAGTGGTCAAAGTCATTCAGGTATAAGTTGCCAAAATACTGCGAGAGGTAATTGCCAATCGGAACGCCGTTGTTGCTGTCGATGATCTCATCGAGTAATTTCAGGACTTCCGGATCCTTGATCTTCTTCCGTATGATCTGTTTAAGGATCGCGTGGTCTACTGAGGGATAGTATTTTTTAATATCGAATTTCAGGCAATACCTGGTATCATGGCCGTTCTGAAGGTCGTGTTTTAAGTCCATCAGGGCTTTATGGATCCCCCGTCCCTTAAGGCTGGAGTAAGTTCCTTTTATGAACGCATCCATCCATATCGGTTCCAACACCTGCACAATTGCCCACTGGATAATGCGGTCCGGGTAATACGGTAATGCGAAAATTTCACGCTCTTTCTTCTTATCGATCTTGGTGAATACACGGTATTTTGATGTTGTGTAAGTCTTTTCTTCAAGCATCTGCTGGATATTTGTAAGGTATAATGCAGGGTTTGCATCAACCATCTGGACTTCTTTGTAATGGGTTTTACCCTTCCTGGCGTTGATGTGTGCTGAAAAAAGGTTATCCATAGAGTAGATCTGCTCAAAAAGGTTACCGTAACGCTTCATAGCATCCCCCTTCTTTGGGAGATCCCTGAATCTTCGAGAGCGTTTATTACGCCCCTACCAATACAGGGTTTAATATTGCTATGTTTTGCCAAGAGGCATGGTCTATCCAGGCAGCATGTTAATTCCGCAAAGAAAATGACTTCTGGTAGCTGGGTCCCAATATTACGATTGACATTGGAGGTAGCATTATTCAGATTGAGATTGAAAGCCCTGGCATTCGTGCCATTATTCCAATTACTACTGAGTAGTGCTGTCAGCCTGGGTAAACCGTGTTTTGTCATTTCAATTACTCCTATATAAACCTTCTGTTAACTAGGGCCAAAAGCTCAGCCGGGCCCCAACAGTACGATGGACAAAGGAGGCAGCATTATTCAGATCGAGACTGAAAGCCCCGGCATTCGCGCCATGATACCAATAACCACCGAGCAGCGCCGATTTGTTTCCGGTCGTTTGATAATAGTAATCCGGGATATACGTGCTCGAACTACCGCCAACGGCAGACGGGATGAACCCGTAATTCATCGTGCTGTTAAACCCGATGTTTGAAATATATCCGTCCGTTGCCCCGTTTGCAAGTCCCGTGTTCACATAAGGATGCGAGAACTGGTCGGAGACATAGTCGTGGTCTGCGATCCATGGCTGCCGGTCGGCCTTGATGTTGATACCGTCGACCCATTTCCAGATATTCCCATAGAAGTTTTCAACACCTCTGTATGACATGGCTTTTGCGGCATACGCCCCGGAGACAACAAGGGGGCATTCCCCGGTTGTGTTTCCGAGTTGCACCCCGTTGGTCCCGATGCCTGCCGTGTAACCTGTTGGAATCGCCATGTTGGTTGATCCATCGTCGGTTATTGCAGAGACCCCTGCACCTATCGTTGACTGGGTATCGAAGTTGGCGTATTCAACCAGGTATAATAGTTGAATTGCAGAGATCTGGTTGAAGGTCTGGAGCTCCCATCCGGATCCCCGGTTGTGTGCCAGGGTCCTGAAACTCGGTAAGGTAATGTTGGTGTTTTTGGACGATGCGGGTTTGACCGCTGCAACAGAGCATAGTTTATCCCCGGTGGTTGCGGTTACATCGACTCCGGCATTATCAGCAGTGAGATAACCCCCTGCACCCGATGTGGTTTTCGTGATGGTTGACGTTACCCCGTATGCTGTTGGCAGCGTCAGGGTGGTTGCAACCCGGGCAACAGATGCGGTATAGGTCAGGGTGCTACTGCTTGTTTTTGCAGGAGTCCATGTTACTCCGAATGCATCAACCTGCACACCGAGTGCAACGATCCTATCAACAATGTTTTCAATACTGTCTGCGGTAGTTACCGAGACTCCGATGGCTGGCCCGGTGTTGATCGTCAGCACCATGGCGCCGTTTGAGGTCGGCACGTGTGTAACTTCGATTGTGTTTACCTCTGTTGCAGCGGCTGAAACATCGTAGACTGAACCCTCAAAGGCCGAGAGATAGAAATAGTCTTTTTCCACGGTGTCTTTGATGAAGGCCGGATGAACAACGAACCCCGTTTGTGCAGTGCTTGATATGAGCCATTGATATCGGGTCCCGGTTTTTGTTGCTTTATACCAGAACTTCGGGACCTGGACCATTACCTGCCCGTTCGAACCGTCTACTTTGAACCCGGCATCTCCGTATACCGCGTTTACCGTGCCGTTATCTGCAAGGTTAACTCTTCTAATGCCTGCGTACGTGGGGTGGGTTGTGAACGACAGGGGTGTGATCGCTGATAGTATATTACCGAAAACATCCACTCGCTGTAGGGACGCTGATGCTGAAAAACTCGGGTCCCATTCTACTCCGATTGGATCGAGGATATGTGTTCCGGGGTGAACGTGATCTTCACGTGCGTACTTCGTTGTTGTTCCAACAAGTCCTGCAATACCGTTTGGTAAGGGTACGGCGGTTGCGGGGTCTGCACCACCTGCCGAGGCCGCCCATTCGAGAGTTGATTCATCCGCCTTAACACGCAGGACTTGCAGGGTAGTTCCCTTTGCTAATTTACCCGCCGTGTTCGGTCCTGTCCCGACCACCAAATCCCCCGCTGCATCCCATAGGGTATCGGTTGCAAGTGGGTTTGTAGGTGCTCTTGAGGTATCGACGGGGTGAACGTGATCCCGGTGTGATGCCGTTGTTGCTGTTCCCGCTGCCACAGCCCCGTTCATCTCTGGTGAAGTTGCATCGAATATTGCCTTGTTGCTCCATGTAGTCTCACCGTTTACAATACCGGGGACGTTCATTAATGCGGCTGCTGGTGCTGATGGTGCCGGAATATGGTAATACGCACCACTTCCACCGCCCTGTAACCCGCCTAAATCGTTATGCGCTAATGCCAGCGGTGTTTTAACGTATGAGTAATTCGTTGTCCCGTTGTGGGTAATTGAGCAGGTTCTGAAAGATCCTCCTCCCCGGTTAGATTTGGCGAAATACTTGAACACCAGGTGATCCGTTGCTAGAATTGCATAGGCTGGTTGAATTGTAGAAATCTGTGACAGGGTATTGGTGGTTGACAGGTCAGCAGTTTCCACGAAGAATAATAATGTCTCCGTTCCCGCTGCACTTCTCTTATACACCCGGATTACTACGGTATTAACATCTGATGTGCTGGATGCATAGCACCATGTTTTAAAGACCCATTCTCCCGCCGTGATTGATGTTCTGCCTAATGGTAATGGTGTGCAGTATGAGTCTATTAATGCCTCAACACTCCCGGTTGACTGCGCTGAATCGGTTTGGGTTGCAATGGTGGTATCGGGTGCAGAGAATATCTTACCTGATGAAATGGTACCCGGGTCTGTTGCCGGGACGTAATCACCCGCGTATCCGGATGTATTTACCGGGATGCTGAAGGAGTCTGCGCTTATCCATGTGATTGTATGGAATACATTTGCGGTTCCAGAAGGGCTGTTTAAAGCCGTCCATCCTGCCTGTGTTATTCCCTCGAATTTTACCAATGACCCTGTTGCTAGTCCATGACTAGTCCACGTTACCACGCAGGCCGCCGCCCGGGTCATTCCCTCAATAACTCCATCTGCATCAGTTGGGTAGAAGTCAGTCCCACCTGCTGACGAGACTACCGCCGAATCAGCTGCTACCCATGAAACCCCATCGAATTTGAGTAACTGATTTGCGACTGGTGATGCTGCCTGAACATCAGTAAGGTTATCCAGGGACAATGACTGCGTGATTCTTACGTTTACTTTTCCTGATGCGTTTTTTACTATGAGCCTTCCAACTCTTATCTCAAAGTTTGGTGCTTCTGGTGGTGTAGACGTTACTCCTCCGGGTACCGTGGCAGACAGGTATAGCGAGTCTCCCGCTGAACCATCGAATCCGCTGGTATCCAGTTCTCCAAGATGCCCTCGAACGATTACAAATCCCTGTGTTTCCGGTAGGATGTCTTCGGCTGCCAGTCCCAGAACCTGGTAAGTGGCTACTGCATTGGCCTGGGCAAGTCCCACCGTTACGATGGTAGGAGTACCGCCTATTCCGTTGGTGTACACCGCCGAACCGCGAGAAATGGTATCGGTAAGTGAAGGATTATACACCATTCTCAATTCTTTCTGGCCTAATGGGAGTGCTACATTCGCATGCAGTTGAACGGTTGGTGTTTCTTCTGTTGCCTTCCAATAGATGCTGCCGTTATCCGGTGTTCCTACTACCGTGGGAGTTAGGCCGAACTTTAACGCAGTCGTTCCTGCAATGGTTACGTTGTCGATGGTTCCGGCATCGATATCCACTTTAGGCAGGTTAACTTCCCCGGTCCCCTTCGGCGTGATGTTGATGTCAATGGCTGCATCGGTTCCATCCGCTGCAAGAGTTGTGCCTGACAGGGTTACTCCCGCCGCTGCTACTCCGGTGTCAAGGGTTGGTATGGTTACTGTTCCGGTGAAGGTGGGATCTCCCGCCCGGGCTGGTGCTCCTGTCCCGGTGGCAGCAGTCCAGACCGGATCTGCCGCTCCGCCTCCAACGAGTATTGTGGTGGTCGCTCCGGCTGCTAACCGGTGTGCCGTATTCGGGCCTGTGCCTATGACAAGATCTCCTGCTGCATCCCATATTGCATCAGTTGCAACGTCTCCGCCGCCTGCTGGAGTTTGCCATGTGCCATCGTCTCGCAGATACTTTGTGCTTGATACAATGCCTGTTGCCGGAACCCCGCCTTTCTTCGTTACTGATAACGCAGGAAGTCTATCGCCGTCAACTGTTCCACTTGTGATATCTGCACCTGCATGTGCGTGGATGGATGCTGCAAAGTCCGTAGTCTTTTTGCCGGAGTCCTTGATGATCTTCCCGGTTGCACCGTTGAAGGTTGCAATGTCATCGGCGGTTGCACCCGCAGGCCCGACTACATCACCAGTTCCTGCAACAACGGCATTTACCCATTTTAGGGTGCCTGCATCGTATTGAAGGACTTCATGATCTGCAAGTGGCAAGGCAAGGGTAACATCGGTGAGGTCGTCTAATGCAGACGCTCCGCCGCCGCCCGATGAACCTGTCCACATTACCCCGCCGGTTGGATACTGCCATTCTGTATCGAAGTCTTCTTTGGATTTCTTTATCGGCACTTGTCCGGGTTCTCCGCCTGGTGGAAGTCCGGCTCCCGGTTCTCCCTTCTCACCAGTATCTCCGGGTTCCCCGGGTTCCCCATCCTTTCCGGGTTTGCCGTCTTTGCCTTGTTTGCCGTTTACCCCGTCCCTACCGTTTATCCCATCTGCTCCGGGTTTGCCTTTTTCTCCCTGTTGTCCTTCCGGTCCCGTCTCTCCGGGTTCACCCTGTGGTCCGGGATCTCCCTGGAGCCCGTGGAAGATTTCTAAATCATTCCACCGTGTTTTTCCATCACCTATTTTAGAATAAGATGCCCTTCCTTCAGAGAATACAACGCCCTCTTCACCCTCTGCCAGTATAGGGTTTGCATCTGACCATTCCTGCTCCGTGCCTCTTGCTAACTGAAACCGGGTGTCCTCGAATACAGTTTTAATTGTCATTGTTTAGTGCCTCCCTCCGTCAAGGACAGTAACCGCTATCCTTCCCGGTCTTCCGCAATCGACAATGGTTCCCGCTACGGTCCCGATGGGTGCAGGGTGAAAGTGATATGAGTAGTTACTTGTCTGTAGCTCTTCGGCTTCCCTGATTTCTATTACCTGTGCAGGCTGGAAAGATTCTGTCATGCTGACGTTTAATGCAAAGTCTCCCTGCGGGCCGGATGGTGCAGGTAAGTCTGCTTTGTATAACTGTACGCACCGGCAACCTGGGTGAGCAGGTGATCGTGTATGGCCTGATGAATGCGGCTGGTCGATGGGAATCCAACCGTCTTTCATATTGGGTACGCACATTTCGGTACAGACACGTTCATCTTTCAATGTGAGCCAAAATTTAAGCATCTTGAATCCTGCTTGGGCAATCTGCCGTGTCATGGCCTCTTTTGTGCCTTCATGGGCTTCGTGAATTTCCGTGACTGCAATGAGTTTCGCCCGTGGCCCTCCTCCGGGTAAAGAATACTCCGCGAAGTCCTGCTTTAAATCCCGTGCAATCTGCGTATAGGTTTTACCCTCTCCATACCCTTTTTCAATAATTGTGTTTAACCTCCTCCGGGTTGTTTCGTCTATGCCTGCGATCTGTGAGGCTGCTTTCTCCTGTAGGTATGCGTGAGTTGCTGGGTCAACGGGATTAAAAGAGAGTTTTATCCCTAACTGCTTTGAAAGAGTTTGCCCGCCTAATGCACTTGCAATCTGCATTGGCCCGATAAGTGCATCAATGAACGCCTGCCGTGTTTCCATCTGTGCCGTTGCTATGGCGGTGTTTAGGTTGGCGTTCTCTGCTTTCTCTTCGAATATCTTTTCAAGTCTTGCAAATTCTTTAAGGGTAATATCACCCTGCCGTTTTATTATCAGGGCTATACGTTGCGCCGTTGCCTTCTCTAATTGCTGCAATTTTATATCGGTGGTTCTGATGTTGTCTGCGATGAGATAATTGTCAACTACCCTGCGGATTGATGCTATGTTGGTTGGTAGTTGTGGCGGTGTCATGCTGTGTTACCTGATGCCTTCCGGGTTCGGGTTTTCTTCATCTTCACCATATTGGAAGTCCCTGAATCCGTTAAGGTAAGTTCTGAAATATGCTCTACCTGTCCAACGTCAGATGGCATTGGCTCCTGCCTGAACTTATCCTCTACCACTGCCAGCCTCTGCCTTAATACCAGGTTGTCGTTTTCAATGATTTTATACCGCTGCTCAAGGTTGCGGATTCTGGCATCCAACTTGTCTTTTTCCCTGACGTAAATATCGGAAAGTTCCATGGTTAAGAGTCCTCTTCCTCGTCCTCTTCATCCGACACAGGAATGTTTTTCATTGCTAATTCGTGTCTTCTCTGGTGCTCTTTGCGTTCTTCCTCCGATACCTCTGACTTTCCGACGATTTCATATTCTCCGGAAAATCTGCTTTCCTTTTCTTCAGGCTGCGGCAAGTTGGATCACCTTCGTAACTTTATTATATCCGGTTTTATATTCCGTTGTTTCCATAACCTTGAACTTTCCAGGCTTCATTACAAATTCTTTTTCAAACCCGGCTTTTCCCGCGATTAATGGGAGTGCTTTATCGTTTTTACCCGTAACATACTGCATTACAAGGGTTACATCTTGAGCCGGTGCATCTTTTACAGGGCGGGCTACCCCTCGTGCAAAGTTGGATGCGATATTTGGATCTGCGGTAAAACTCTGAAATCCTTTATCTTCGATAATATCCCCTATACCCGCACCATCCATCTTTGCACCGGCTGATCCAGACACCCCGCGATATAATGATAATCCTTCTGGGAGTGGTGATTTATCGATAACAGAGTTCATCCGTTCGATGTGTCCATCTATCGCTTTGGTATCTCCTTTTAACCCGGAACCCGTTTCATAATTGGTTAAATCCTTCCCACGTTGGCGGGCGTTCATATCCCGGTATGCTGCACCCTGGTATTCTCCAACCGTGTTAAGTTCTTCAGGGGTAATATCGGCTCTGGTCATTACATCTTTCTTATCGGCGTATTCTTTCGAGGAGTATAGAGTATTAAGGTTGTTTTCAACATCCTTTGATTTCTGTTTGAATATCGCCTTTGCTGATTTCTCTTTCTGTTTTGCAACGTCTTTATCCGTTGTGGCGGTGGTTTTTATGGCGGTTTTTGTTGTGCTTTTAGAGGTTGCCTTATCCGTTCCCTTCTGGGTATCGGATGATCCTTTATCCTTTCCACCGAACGCCTGCTCTAATGTTTTTCCTTTGTTCCTACCGCCTGCAATCTTTCCGTCTCCGCCGATGAGTAGTTTGTTTCCGCTGTCGGTTGTAATCCATCTCCCTTCCTCATCGGCTTCCTGAAAACGTGCTGCAACTTCCTTCAGTTCTCTTGCGGCTTCCGCTGCCATTTGGTTAATGGCGGCATCCGCCTGAATTTGATTGTTAATATCGCCTTGTGCCTGCATTGCCGTTGCCTGTGCCGCTGCGTTATCAGATTGCTGCTGTGCATACGGTGTCTGCATCTGCCTTTCGGCTCCGTCCGGGAAGATCTCGCCTAATATTTCTTCGGCGTTTGGTATCCTTAACGCCTGGAAGATCTGCTCTGCAAGGGTTTTCATATCGAATATTCCGGCAAGTGGCGCACCGTCTAACGTTGCTGCTGTTTTCAGGGCGGTGATGGTTGCCATTACATCGTGTTCAAGGATAGGCGGGAAGGTAACGGATACTGCTTTTGATAACGGTTCTCCGTTTTCATCTGTTGCCGTGAGTGTGTAGATCTCCCTGCCTTCATCGTCCACCGTTACAGTTCCCGAGTCATGCAGTTTGCCTAACGGTGCTGCGATTGACTGATTAATTACGTATTCGAGGATATCCATCCACACATCGGCCCATAAGGTTTGCCGGTCCCGGAACTGCAACTCAAGCGGGCGTTCCATTGCCTTCGCAGTTGCAAGGTTCCCGGTGCTCGGGTCTGCTGATAGCATCTGGTCGGGAATACCACTGCCTGAACCTACCATGAGCCTTAACGGGATGCCGTCTGTTACTGATGTTGTGCTACCTCCCGTCCGGTATGGCTCGATCTTCACGCTTTCCGATGCGGTGAAGGTGGTTCCTACCGGCCTGCCAACGTCTAAATTATCACCTGTGAGTCTTGATGTTTCACCCATTACGGATTCGTATTTCGCCTTCGCCGCTGCAACTGCTCGCGGGCCTCCGCTGGTGGTGATGACCTGCGCTATCCGGGCCTGTGCTTCCCATACGGTTGCAAGGTTCTCCAGGAATCTCTTGTATGCTTTAGCCCAATCGGTGATTGACAGGGTTTCCGGAATCCCGAAGGTCATATCGTCAAGGCAGTTGGTTTTTACATGATATACCGGGTTATCCCACATGATCGGCTTGCTGTTGATGGTTTCCGGTTTATCGTCCGGAATGTATTGCCAGTCGGGATAATACGCCGTCTCGATCTGCATTGAAATCGCACCGCTGTTATAGTCAAGGGGTGAAACGGTGTAATCTCTGCGGTAGAACCACGGCTCAAGGGAGTCTTCGGGATTCTTAATGACTTCCCGGATCTCGCTGAACGGGATAGTCCGGACCCTGACAACTCCGGTGGATTCATTGGTGAAGAATACGAAGAATCTATTTCCACTTGTGAAGAGTGCTCGTTCGTTCTGCTTCCATGCCTGGTGGCTGGTGAGTGAAAGGTAATTCTTCGGGTCTTCCATGAAGTCCTGAACGACAACATCAACCTCCTCCGATTCCGCCTTGATTGTCATCCCCTGCGCAAAGACGTATAGGGCTTGTAGTTCGATGGCTCTCCTTACCAGCGGGTTCTTAATCCAATACGCTCTACCCCATCCCTCCGCAATGTCTAATGCCTGTTTTGTTAACTCTTTGCCGGAGGTTGCGCTGATCTGCATCCATCCATCCTGCATGAGTTGCTGCTCTACTGCGTATAGTGCCTCCTCCAGAAGTTCGCGGTTGTTCTCTCCCGCCTGCACCTGTTGCTGTAACTGTGTGATGGTTTCCTTTATGGTTGGTTTCTTTACTGCCATATCCTGCCTCCAAAACCTTTTTTTCCCGGAGTTTTCTTGTTAGAATGTGTTTGTGGTGTAGTGTTCATAGTTGCATCCTCAAATCGGGCTGATGGAATAATCGCCGGGGTAATGGCTGATTACTTCCTGACTTAACGTATCTTCCCCAAGGTTGAATAGTTCCCATACGCTCCATACCATCCCATCCAGTCGGTCCGGGCTCTTATCCCCTGGTTGCCATTCGCAAAGCTGATCTTCCAGTTCCGGGAAGGTTCCCACATGGTGAATCCTGCCTTGTTCATACATTGCTGATACGGGTTCCGCTCTGATTGCCTTTCCCCTGGATGCATGCACGGATTTAAACGGGATGTTTGGGTTTACCGTTCTGATGTTGACTTCTACTAAATCACCGCCGTTATTCACTTCACCTATCACCATATCGGCCTGATATTTCCTGAATGATTTAACGACTTCTAATGCCCAATCGTGCGGCGTTCCGTGGATGGTATTATCGCCTAAAATGTATCCATGCCCGTTAACTCCCATTCCCGCTGCGATTATCCCGGTATCGTCTGAAGTTTCACCACTGGTGACGGCGGGATCTACACCTATTACAACCCTGATGAGTTGCGGGCATTGGTCGGGCCTGATGCGTAACCCTTCGATTGTTTCCCTTTGCCATAGTGCATACGGGTTGTCATCAAGGATTTCCCCTTCGAGTTCCTGCCTGCCTAACCGGGTTCCTTCGTATTTCTCTTTTACTTTCGCCAAGAATTTAGGGCTTAAATTATCTGCATTATCGAAGGTTGAGAATCTAACGTCTATTGTATCGGGTGCTTTGAGTAATTCCTTTAATAATTTCGTTGGGCGTGGTGTTGTTGTAATAAATACCTGCGGGTTCTTGCCTAATCTCAAACCCATTATCATGTTATCCCATGTTTCCTGCGGGTTCTTGAATTTGGCTAACTCGTCTATCCAGACGGTGTCGGTCTGTGGTCCCCGTAATTGGTCTGGGGTTTCATCTGAAAAGGCAACTGCAACGGCACCATTCGGGAAGGTTAAACGTCTCTTCGAGGGTTCGTAGGTTGGTATCTCATCCGGGCGTGCTACCTTGCAGATGGATGATTCGCCTAATTCTATCATAATATCTCTAACGTCAGCGGCGTTGGCACCGATTAGAGCAATGCTTTTGTATCCGTCTCTTACCCGCTGCAATACCCATTCAGAACCTGCCCGGGTCTTCCCCCCGCCTCTTCCGCTACGCATGAGGTAGCAGAACCATGCTTTATCCTTCGGTGGGATTTGTCCTTGATGTGCCTGGAACGTCCACCTTGACGCATACTCCCGGAGTATATCGGTATCACTGGCGCTTTGAGAGGATTTCACGAGCACGCCTTTCCACCTCCTCGTCTGATAGGTTGTTCAGGAGAATGGGCCCGCCGTCTTTCCCGGTGATCTCCGTCTGTTGTTTATCTCTCCATTCGTCCGGTTTCCTGTTCTTTAACCAGAATATTTGGGCTGTTGTATCGGGTGCGATATGCTTTGTTGTTTTCTTAACCTGAAGTCCTCCATCAGGATATTCAGTTGTTTCTAAAACGTCCAAATCATATCCTAATGCCCGTTTATACAAAGATGCTTCAACTTTTACATCCGCTGCTGATTTACCCACCTTTAAGGATACGAGAAACTCCGGGTGTGATTTCTTCCAATTGGTGATAGTATCAACATTTACCCCAAATTCAACCGCGATCTCTGCTTCTGTTTTTCCGAGTTTGGCTAATCCTTCGGCCCATTGTGGATGCTGTTCGGGATCATATTTTGAAGGACGAGCCATAGTTACCTTCTCACCATCCATACGAAGAACTGCAATGCACCGTATACCAGTCCGATGCCTATTACGGCAAGGATGATGCCTTCGAGGAATGTCATGTGTTTAATCCTCCAACTGTTGCCTTCCGGTATACCTTTGTGGTGCCGTCGTCACTGTGAAGGTAATATATTGCAATGGTTCCGGTCATGCGTCCAACCGTCCTGAATTAACTTCTGCCATTACCTGCAGGTAGGCGGCGTTGCACTTCGGATCGGATGTTCCGTCTACCAGGTCGAATAAGAATTTCAAAACTTTTACAGTAGAGAGTTCTTCTGATGGCTTCTCTGGCTGGTATGCTTTACGCGGAGGGGGCATTGAATGCGGGGTGACCTTGTGAGGGTCAATACACAATTATTGTATCTGGGTTCCTATTGCTGCCTGACTTGCTGGATGTACACTGGTTGCGATTTGGCTTGCATTTCATGAGGGTAATGCAGATAGTTTATGATTCTGTTACAAGGATGATTTGCGATGAATACCCGAAAGTTGCGATACACGAACCCCGCCTCTTTTGATGATGTTCTGATAACCAGACGAAAGCCGGTGATAAGGGGGCTTTCAACTCCTTTTTTAGTGTTGTCTCGTCTGGCTATGGTTCCCCGGTCGGGTTTGGTTCTGTGATCAAGGTGGCGAAAAGCAGCCCCTCGCCGTTCCGGGGTAATCTTCCTGAAAGGAACAGTGAACCCGCCAGAAAGAAACAGGGTGGTTTATCCCTGTGATGTCGATCCCTTGATGAGACCGTATTCAATCCAGTATACCTGATTTGGCAGGACGATTGTGTACTCAATCTTCCCGGCTGCCTCGTTGGAGTCTACCTGTGCGAGTGCCAGTGCCTTATTCTCCGGTGTGAGGTCGCATGTTAACCAGTCCTTTGTGGCTGCATCCATCTTCCAGGTCTTACCTTCTACTCCGGCGGGTGGCGCCATTACCGTCTGGTCCCCCGGGGTGAAGAATGAAATTACTTCTTTCTTCTGACTGTTCTGCATCCATGCGATTGCCGCTGCAATGACGGCGATGATGAGTGCCCACCATGCGTCAAAGACTGCCGGCGGGATTATACTGATATCAATTGCCATTTTCTGTGTCTCCAAAAAGTTTCGAAACGATTTGTTCACCCGGTTGTCTCCGGGAGGTTCTCTGGAAAGTCCCACGTGTTACGGAATGAACTCCAGGTGAACGCCTCGCTCATCTGGTAGTTGCCATGTGTCATCTGTGACTGGTGGAAGTCGTTGGTGTATCCTAGTGTTGAGGTGTTGAACAGTCCTGCCATTGAGGTACCTGCAACTGACATGGACCCTATCCCGAGGTTGCCTTCTGATAGTGCCTGGAACTCTACCTTATCGGGTGTTATATCGAGTGCTGTTATCCGGCCCTGTGACTGGTATTTCATCTCCCCGTTGCTCATGAAGTTCTTACCAATCACTATCTCGCAGTATGCGGTTGCACTGTTCTCGTTCGGGTTGCTGCCGTTGACGATATCAGTGGGTGAGAGTCCTAATGCCGCTGCGTTGGTTCCCCAGTCGCCGCATGTCATCAAGGGATTGGCAGAATTACCCGCCCCGAAGTATGCGAACTCTTCAGTATAGATCCCGTTCTCCATGGTCACCATTCGCTCGGTGTCCTGCTGGATGATTTCGAGATTGTTCAGGCTGGTGGTTGCCATGTAGGTGGCGTTCTCACCGATGAATGAGTCCTGGTATTGTCCCATGATTATCTCTGCACCGGCGGGGAGTGGTTTGGGACAGTTGAGGCCCTGGTTACTTACGGCCCAGTTCAGGGTTGTTTTTGCCCCGATGTGATCCGCCTTACTCATCATGGATATGTCAACTGATGCCGCCTGGGCACTGGCACCGAAGACACATCCTACTGCAACCAGGGCAATGGTGCAATATGAAACGAGTTTCCTTTGATTCGATGGGTTTAATTTCCACCACCGATTCTGATTTGCCATGTATTCTAAAAAGAGAGGAGAGATATTATGGGGTTTTACCATTCACTAATGGCGTGTTGGAAGTATTGGTGCAATTGGCGTAAAATAACAGGTACCAGCTCCTGCATATTGAACAGGTGTTCGGGTCTTCGGGATCCCATGGGCCGTTAACATCAGCTGGTATGGTTCTCTCTGATACTCTTCCGCATAGGTTCTTTCCGGGTTCCACCTGATAGTGGACGGTATGCAGGCCGGTTCGGCGGTTACGTCTGCATGAGGCTACCCATTGCCCCGTCACGCCGTCTCACCCCACGGTGTAATTTTACCCGCGATATTGCAATACACCTGCGGATGCCGGCCGGTATCGTTGAAGTGGATGGTACTCATGCGTTTAACGGCCTCTTTGGTATCGGCGGTCCCAATGAGAATTTCACTGTCTACGAGTATGAATCTCATATCACCCACTCCTCGCTTATTATCTCGTGAGTTATGCCGTCTTTTTCATACTGGATTTTATACGCCCCTGACCCATGGAGAAATTGTTTTAATGATTCCTCTTCAAGTTCCCCGGTGTATGCCGTGTGACCGTTATGTTTGATGAGGTTGAATTTGACTTTCATGCGTCAACCTCGCACCATAAGAAAGACTTCCCGCAGGTATCACAATAGAATAATTTCTCCTTCTCGTTGTTCGTCTCTTTCTCCCACAAGACCCCGCAACAGTGAGGTAACGGGCAACGGAAATTCCACGGGTTATCGTGGCTTAAGATTACCTGTTCCGGCATGTTACACCCCAGTGAATAATGTTTGCTGGCCTTCTATTTTCTCCAGTAACTTTACCGTGTCCTTCCGGCCGGCCTCCTGCCATGCCTTCATTTCGGGATCTCCGTCCGGGTAAACGACTTGTGCGATAAATGCTTTAAAAAATTCAGATTTCTCCATTTCGGTTGCCCATTCGAACGCCTGAATATCCAGGTATCTCTCACCGATTATCTTTGATTGTTCTTCCGTGAGTTTTCCTGACTTTACCTCATTGTTCAGGATGAGGAATAAGTCGGCGGTCATTCGATTGCCTCCAGGTCGTGGTCCTCAAGCATGTTCATCCAGTGGTTCGGGCAATACTCGCGATATACGGTATGGGCCTGTTCTGATAATGAAAACTCAAGACCGCACACCTTGCATTTCCCTTTTGCCATTTTCATTCCCTCGCCTCACTCTTTGCAAAGTTCCCACGGGGTATCTGGTCTGCGGTGACGAACGCAGTATCCGCTGGCGGGGACCTGAACCCCGGAACAATGTGCTGATTCTTTGGGGTGAACGTCCTCCCGCATTGTTCATTCCTGCATTTACATGCCATTCGTGCACCTGATGACTGCCGGTATCCACAGAACGGGCACTGATAGATTTGCAAAGATCCGTCTATCATGCTCTCACTTCCTCAGCTGTCGTTGCTGTGGTCGCGGGGATCCGGGTCCATAACTTCACGGCTCCCTCATGGGCTGGTGATGATAGTCGCCATGCGGTGTTCATCTTCTCGGAGTTCATGTAATCTGAAATGCCCTTCTTTACCTGTGACCACTTCCACCCGTCGCCCTGGTTACGTTTCTCTGCGAGTTTCTCCGGGAAGGACCAGAGGATATCGTTGACATTCCGGATTGAGTGCGGGGTTGTCTGCATGTATTCCCGGGTTCGTTCGTGAATGACGGATAAGGGAATTTCAACCTGTGGCGGTCGCTTGGATGTGTGAGGGGTTTTCATGCTTTCATCCTCACATGAAGGGTTTGGTTAAACTTCGATGCCTGGATATACTCGATTTCATCTGTGTCAATGTTCCTCACCTTGATTGTCTCGTTGCTCTGGATTGCCTTCTTCTTCCGGTCTTCTAAGATTTCAGAAATGAGTTGCTGTTGTCCTTCTGATTTTGAGAGATATTCTTTGAGTTTTGATGCGTCCCTGCGTTTCATTTCGAGGAATTGTTCAATTAAATCAGGAGTAAAGTCCGGTGATGCCTCTCTTAATTTTACTTCTGCGATAGTCTGAATCCCTAATTTCAGAGCATCAGAAAGGGCAACATTAAGAGCCTTACAGAACTGGATATCCTGCCACTCAGCACGAACAGAGGTAACAGTCGATTGAATGAACTTTCGATCACTCAATCAGATCGCCTCTCTCTCTCTCTCTCTCTCAGCTCTGGTGTACTGTAGTACTGTACTACTGTAGTACTGTACTACAGTGTTTGATTCTATAGGGTGGAAAGTCAACTCTTCACCCCGTTGTCAAGTCGTGAACGGAAGTATGAACAGTTAACCGCTTTCGCCCTGGTGAAGTCACAGGTAAGTCCCGGCCTGCGTGAACACCTCTGCTCTGTCTTTCTCCTGATGCACGGATGCGGGTTCAACTTCTCTCTGAATGCACGTGCTCTTTTATTCCGTGCTACCCTGTCGATCTCTTCCTGTCGCTCTCTCGCTTCCCTGCTTGCCTTTGCGTTCGCCAAGTATTCTTTTTAATGCAGCTATCTCGGTTTTATCACCAAGAGGGATACCGGTGCCATGCGCTTCAATCAGTTCTATTGTTGCAGGATCTATCCCGCTTGCTTTATAAGCACGCTCGATTGCT